CCTTGATCCGGTCGATGCCCCAGCGCTTGTCGATGGCGATGCCCGCCGCTTCGGCTTCGGCAATCAGCGCAGAGCGCTCATCGTCCCTTGCGTCGTCAGCGGGCGGCGGCGGGACATCGCCTGCCGGCGGTTCGGGAGCCGCAGGAGGCTCGGAAGGAGCGGCCGGCGGCGTGTCGTCGGCTTCCCCCTCCTCGTCGTCTTCGTCCTCTTCCCCCGCCGCTTCGGCTTCGGGAGCCGGCGCTTCCGGCTGATCGTCCAGCACTCGGCCGTTCGCGAGCACATACCAGTGCGACGCGAGCTCCTCGGCAACGTCCTGTTCGCCGGCCTTGAACTGCACCCGCTCCTTCGGAGCGACGAGCAGGATGAATGGCCGATCGATGATCATCCTCACCATGGCGTCACCTCTCAGCCGATGCCGTCACGATACCCGATGGTCTCCGGGTAAACGGTCTCGACGACGCCGATGGAACCGAAATACGGCACCTTGACCCAGATGCCGGCATACTGGGGGGCAACCGGCTGCAGCGGAACCATCGGGAAGCGGACGTACTCCGAGCGCTGGCTGTAGGCGATCATGCGATCCGAGGAGGCGCCGGAACGCGCGGCCTGGTCGAGCCACTTAACCGACAGGATCTCCAGCGGGATGCCCTTCTCCGCCGTCAGGATGTTGTTCTCCTTCAGGTAGGTCAGGATCGAGAGGTTGCCGGCCGCCGACACGTTCGTCGTGGTGATGTAGCCGAAGGGCTGCGGAGCGATCAGCAGCTTCGTCGGCGGCGCGACATAGCCGGAGGCGGCCCAGACCGAAACCAGTAGCTCGTTTACGTCTGCCTTGATCTCGTCGGGGGTCTTGTTCTCCCAGAGCGGCGAGCCGCCGGCGCCATTGGCGACGTTCGAAACGTTGACGACCGCCGTCGAGTTGACGAGGCCGGTGGTGTTGATGTCGTCCGCACCGATGTAGACGACCTGATCGCAGTCCATCTGGTGCTTGCGGTTGAGCGCCGAAAGCATCTGGATGTCGATGGGACGGCCCGTCAAGCGCGCGGATTCCAGTTCCGGCACGGTGTAGGCCACTTCCTGCGCCCACAGAGTGAGCGGCGAAACGACCTTGCCGATGTCGAGCTGAGCGCGCGGCAAAGTGGTGGTCTCGCGACCGGCCCAGGAAATACCGGAGGGCTGAACACCGCCGGCGGAGCCGAAGGTCGAGATGGTGTAGCTGGACGAGGTGTCGCCGATCTGCACGTCGGTGCGCAAATCGATGTCACGGGTCCAGGTCGTCGCGACGAGCGGCTCGTGGATCGTCGGGTCCAGACGCTCGAGCTCGCCGATCAGGAAGGCGCCGGCGCTGTCGTAGGTCGCCTGGTCGAAGGTCTGATAGGCGTCCTTGGTGTAGAACGCCTTGTGCAGGATGGTCGGAGCCGAGACAGGCGTCACCGGCCCCGCAACGCGATGCGAGATGAAGGACATTGCGGATTGCTCCATGAGGGCAGGAAACGCCTTGCCGAAGGGCGAGAAAGGCAGGGGCGTCAGATCTTGTAGGCGATCTCGACGATACCGTTGGCGTCAGCCGGTCCGGTGAAGAAGGCGCCGGTGATGGCCACGCCAGTGCCGCCGCCGGCCGGCGAAGCCGAGGTGACGACATCACCGACTGCGACGGTGCCGCCGGCAGTGGTCACGACATAGACCTGACCTTCCTTGGCGGCGGTGCCGAGCTTGAGCGGGACGGTCATGAAGCCGCGGCGCATGCGATCGGCGATGCCGCTGGTGGGCGGGGTCGCGGCGCCCAGGCCATTGCTGGACGACTGAGCCGGATAGGGACGCACGAGCCAGCCGGTGCAGACCGTACCGGCGTCACCGGATGCGAGCGGCTGCAGCTTGCCGGAGACGATCTTGACCGCCTGCCCATAGGCCGTGGGCGGCGTGCCGGAATCGATGAGCTCCTGCTCGATCGTCAGGCTGTCCGAACGCGAGACGGAACCGGCGAAGCCCGCCGGCACACGGGTGACATAAGCGACCATCGGATGTGCTCCTGTTGCGGGTCGGGTTGGATCAGGCGGTGGCCCGGCGGGACTTGATCATCTCGGCGTACTTCGCCGCGGTCATCGGTCCCTGCGGGAAGGTGGAAGGACGGCCGTTCGGGCGATTGAACGCCTTGGCGAGCTCGGAGGCGCCGACGAAGATTGTCGCGACGCTGTCCGCCGTCATGCTGCCGAACTCCGCTTTGCGACCGGAGAGAATGGCCTCGACGTGGCCCTTGCGAGCCTGATCGCCGAGCGCGCCGGTCAGGGCACGGACGCGGAGATCATGCAGCGCATTGCGAGAGGACTTCGCATCGGCCTTCGCATCGAAGGTCGGGAGCTTGACGCCGGGGTTGAGGATCTCGGCGCGGGCGCGGGCATCGGCGAAGGCGTCCATGGTGACGGGCTCGGCCGCCTCCTCGTCCTTCTTCTCCTCGGCATCCTCGTCAGCGGTTTCCTCAGCAGCCTCACCGGATTCGAGCTTGGCGAGACGCGCGCCGATGTCGGCGAGCATGGTCTTGATCTCGGCCATCGGGTCGGCGGCCTCGCCCTCGTCTTCCGCCTTCTCCGGCTCGGCCGTGGCGGCGTCGGGCTGCTTGACCTCGATGACGATCTTCTGGGGCTCGTCGCCAGCCAGTTCGTCCTTCGCGGCCTCCAACTCCTCATTGAACGCGGCTTCGTCGTTGGCCTTGAAGGCCGTCGTCAGTCGGTCCCAGACCGAGCGCTTCTTGGCCATTCCGGCCTCCTCTTGTTTCGATACGGGGTCGTCCGGCAAACCATCTTGGATGGCGCAGGCCGGACCGCCGCGCCCCCGTTCCACCAAGGCAACATGATTGCCGATGATCTGCGTCTGTCGGCCAAGGCCGGGCCTGACCTGCTCGCGCGGCGCGCTGTAACCAGGCGAGAGCTCGCGCTTGCTGGCGAGAACAGCGCTGATGGCGTCCTGATCCGTGATGAGAAGATCGGCGATCAGGTAATCGGCCTCGATGCCCTCACCCCGCCGTGGGTTGAGAGTGACGCCGACGCAATAGGTGCGGAACGTCTCAGGCTTGACGAAATCCGGCGGGTGGTTGTTCGTGACCGGCTTGCCGACGAACGATGAGATCGTCTCCTCGGAGAACAGCACGTCGGCGTCACGCGTGATGGTGATCATCCCCGGCCCGGCGGGCTCGATATCTGGCACTTCGTCGTGCCGGTAGAGCATCGGCCCGACGCGCGCGACGCGGGCGCCCTCGCAGAAGAGGAAGCCCTCGGGCGTCAGGTATCGGGTGCGGCCGATCTGCTCGTCGACCAGAACCTCTGGCGATCGGTCAAGCGTCGGGTCCATGGCGTCAGGCCGAAAGCGTCCGATACCATTTGCCGGCCACCGGGCAGACATAGGTGGCGGACTTGCCGGCTGCCTGGGCAACACCGGTAGCGGTCGCGACGTCATTGATCGTGTCGGTACCGGCGCCGAAGACCTGCATGGAATTCGCAGCGGCGCCATTCACGACATGGATCACCATGCCGACCTCGCTGGACGGCAGCTTGACGCTGTCCGCTGCCGTGGCGACCGTCGTGACGTGGTTGATGGTCTTGGTCAGCGCGCGAGCGCCGGCCTGCGTGCCACCAGCAGCGGCCGTGATGCCGGTCTCCACGCTCTGGTAGAGGAAGCGGCCGATATATGCCTTGGCGTAGCCGACCCATCCCTTGTAGACGTAAGCCATGGCGAGTGATCCTTCTCAGGTGGCGTCGAACGCCCCGGGGCATTGGGAAGAAGTGGTCGAAGAACTGCTTGAGCAGGCTGAGATCACACGCGACGAACTCGCCGAAGGGCGAGCGCCGCTGGAAAAGGCCATCGGCCTGGCGCCGATCACCATCGAAGACACCGTCGAATGGGCCGGCGCGGAGACGATCCGACGCTTTGCCAAGGCCCTCGGAACGATTGCCGACGGCAAAGACGATCCTGCCACCGTCGCCCGCGATGCGCTCGACGAGGGCGCCTAGTCCTCCGGCACCACCGGCTCAGCCCAGCATCGGCAATTCCAGATTCCGCCGGGCAGCGCCTTATGACCTGGATCGCTCTCAGGCGGATCGTCCCATCGGAACGACTGGCCATTGAGCTTGCGATGGCTTTCGCGGACGCGGCTGTCTCCAACCGTGCGCCAGATGAAATGGGTCGAACCGACGCTCATCGCGTTGGCCTTCGCGAGCTCGACCTGCGTCCTTGATACCTCAGTCCGTGCGATCGTGTCGGCTCGCGACCGCGACACATCGCCGGACCGCATGATCTCCGCGGCGATCTCACTGGCCCGGCCGCCCTGGATGACCGCTTCCTGCGCGAGGCCGTGGACACGCTCTGCAGCGTCCGTGGGCAGGCTCGTGATGAGCTTGACCTGTTCCGCCATGGACTGGCGCATGACCAGCCCTGTGGGAGCCTCTGCGATCTGCCGGCGGATGGCGCCGCCCATGATCCGGGCGGCTTCCATCCATGCCGCGCGTTCCCGCGCAGCGACTTCGGCTACCATCCGCTGCCCGACCGAAGCGGCCCAAGGCTGAATCAGGCGGGCGTAGCCGGCAAGCGCAGTCTCGATCGCCTGGGCTTGCCCTATCGGATCGAGCGAGAACCCGGAGACGATATCGCCGATGTGCTTGGCGACGCGCCTAAGCTGTCTGGCGTAGCTGTTCTCGACTTTCCGCGCTCTGATCCAATTCGCCTGTGCTCCGGTCGCCTTCCTGTCCATCGTCAGGGTGAACGGCGGAAGTCCCTGGCAGTGAAGGCACATCGATTTCCCCCGGATCCGGCGGCTCTTCTTCAGCCTCGTCGATCTCTTCGTCGGTGATGTTCGACCAGACGCCACTGACGTCCGAGGACTGGCGCAGTTCCTTCATCGCCGTGGGCTTGCTGACCAGGCCGGAGTCATAGGCCTGCGTGACGGCGTTGGTGACGCCGACCGCGATCTGCGCCTTTTCGAGCTCAGACATCTGCCAGAGACTGTTGAACTCGAAGTTCAGGTCTTCCGGCGGGTCGCCACCGATCTTCGACCGGTAGATGAGGCCCAGGATCATCTCGAAGGCCCAGCGAAGCCGCGCCTCCTGCTGCTGCTTGATCAGGTCGTAATAGGACCGGATGTCGCTCTCGCCCGTGGCGTTGAGGCCGGCCGGGCTCTGTCCGAACAGACGAACCAACGGGATCTGCAAGGCACCCGATATCTGCTGCGCGAACTGCAGGAGGACATCGGACAGGCCGGCGAAGGTGTAGGAATGGGTGTCGAACTCGTCGGCGCCGTCGATCAGGGTCAGCCCCTCGGAGGACTGAAACTTCCTGATCATATCGAACATCTTGATCAGGGCTTCCTCGGCGGGGCCGCCCATCGCGAGAATATCGCGGAGCTTCTCAACCTTCACCGTGCGCAGATGCGCCTTGTAGACGAGTTGCGCGGTGCCCTGCGTCGTGGAGTCGAAGGCCACCAGCCGGTCATAGATGCGCTCGACGATCGAGAGCCCCCAGCCGTATTCAGCGACCTTCTGCCAATAAGGCAGGTCGAGCCCCTCCATGCGGATGACGCGGCTGTAATGGATGCGCTTTCCAGCGAAAGCCGGCGCGCTCACCATCACGTCGTAGAATGCGGGCTTGCCGAGATGTGGACCGAGCTCCTGCACCGTGTCATTGATCGCCGGGACGACAACCCAACGATCAAGACACAGAACGCCGCGGAACTGCCCCTTGCCGACCGTCTCCGGCCGCAAGGGTGTCTCCACATCCTGCCCGTCGACCAACAGCACGCCGATGGCGCCACCGTACAGCCGGCTCCACTTGATCGTGTCCGTCAGCGCCGGCCAGACTCCGAGCCTGTCGATCTCCTTCTGAATAACGTCGATCTTGTCGGGCTCGATGCTCGAGGAAATGTCGATCCCGGCGCGCGTCATGTCCTCGGCGACGCAATCGACCGCCTGGCCGATGATCCACGATCCCCGATACATCCACTCCAGTTGCGAGCGCTGGCGCGTAATCGGGTTCAGGGCATAGGTGGCGCCCGAAGCCAGATTGTTGACGCCCTGGCCGATCCCGAGCCGAGCAGCGACGTTCTGGAAACTGTCCGTCGTCGGCGATGCGGATCGTCCGGCGGGGACGCGAACCCGCATCTTCTCAGCCATCGGCGAAAGCCTTTGCCCATTTGTGCGGGTCGAACCTGTCGTCCAGCATCAGTTCCGTGATTGCCCAGACCAGAGCGTCGACGCGGTCCGGCGAGCCCTCACCGAGAAAGCCATCGCCGGTCATCTGGCACATCTGGTCTTCGAGCTCGATCAGGGCGCGGCTGTCCTCGCCGCCGGCATGAGAGACCTTGCCCTGCTCATAGAGCGCGGCCACCGGCTCTGCGCGGATGATCTTGCCGCGGCTGGCGACGACTTCCTTGTAGGCGACCGAGCGATCGACCGTCCGAATGACGTGCTCGACCATGGCGCCGCCGAAGTTGCGCTCGGCCACGATCCGATCGGCGCCGAATTCGTGATAGGCCTCGACCGCGCGCCGGCCCCAGCCGTCGGGCGAGAGCTTGCAGGATCGATCGGCGATCACTCGGCCGTGTCCTGATATGGTCTTGGCGGCTACGATGATGCCGATGCTGTCACCGTCGTCGCTGTTTCCGCGCGTGCCGGAAGGATCGACGGCAACGACCACTCGCTGATAGTCCGACGAGCGCAGCGCGCGGGCCTGATCGACCATTGCCCTGGTCCAGAGCGCGCCCGGCACATCGTCCAGGATCTCGGCATCCAGTTCCTGCCGGCCAAGCCGCGTGCCGGCGAACCGGCCTACGATCTTTTCGAGGAAGGACGGTGCCAGATTGGCCGCGTTGTCCTTCGTGCCACCATGGGTCTTCACGGTGGACTTGTCGTTGATGATCGCCTTCAGCGTCGGAATCGGCTTCGGCGTGGTGGTGACGACCTGCCGCGGCCGCTCGCCGAGGCGAAGGCCGAACTGCAGCATGTCCCACGTCTCTTGCGGGCTGGCCCATGCCGCAAGCTCGTCGCACCATGCGGCGTCGTGCTGCGGGCCGCGGAGACGTTCCGGCTCCTCTGCCGAGAACAGCGTTCCAATTGCACCGTTCGGCCATGTCAGGCGCCGCTTCGACGGCTCGTAGATGGGCCGGTTCCAGGGGGGCGAAATAGCGAGAATGCCGCTCTCACCTTCCACCATCGTGTCACGCGCGTCGGCCGCAGTCGGCGCTACGAACGCGATGCGCTTGCAACCCGCGTCGACCTGTTCCCTCACCCACTCCGCGCCGGTTCTGGTTTTCCCGAAGCCTCGCCCGGCCAGAATGAGCCAGGTCAGCCAATCCCCATCGGGCGCGATCTGCGAGGGCCGCGCCCAGAACCTCCAATCATAAAGCAGCCGCTCGAATTGAGCGTCGGTAAACCCTGCGAGAACCTCCCGGCGCCTATCCGGCGGAAGCGAGGCGAGCAATGCGGCGCTCGACTTCACCGCGGGGGCTGGCTGCATCGGACGCTTCGATCTCGTCAGGGGTCTTTGTGTCGTCGTCGAGGCCGAAGGCTTGGCGCTCCAAGACGATGACGCGGGCTTGCGATCGGGTAAGGCTTTCGAGAATGGAGGCCTTCTCTTTCAGGGAGAGGCGGTCCTTCTCAGCCTTGTTTGCATCGGCTTCCAGCGCAGTGGTCAGCTCGGACACCAGTCCCCGCTGCTTCGCGATGTCCCGCCTATGAGCCAGGATGACATCGACACTGCGGAGCGCGATCGCCTCGATGAGTTCGCGCTGATTACCAGCGGTAACATCAGCGGTAACCAGCCGAGTGGTAACCTCTTCCTTGACCCTGGCAGCGAGGTTCTGGGTCCATCCGTCGCGCTTGGCGCGCTTGATGACCGCGACATGGGAGATGCCAGCGGCTTTCGCGATCTCGCGGACGGAGAGGACGCCGGCGCGGTACTCTCGCTCTACGGCTTCCCAGTCTGTGGGTTTGCGGTCGGCCAACTCGCGTACCCCACGTCAGGCCAGCGGCCCTTGCAATTCGAACACAATCGGTGCCTATACAGCGTCATCGGTCGGGCCAAATGGTCCGCTTCAGGCGCGCCAAAGCGCCTCGCACGTCTTCCGAACCGTTTCGAAGCTTTGACGCCTCGCGCA